CGCTCAGCTTGGCCAGGGCTTCCGTGTCATCGACGGTGACCTTGATGGTGTCATTCAGATTGAGTCCGGCTAACTGACCTGTCCGGATGTAGTCGGCCATCTGAGATGTGGCGGATTTCAGCCGGTCACCATCCACCTTGAGATCGATTTTCTTGTCGGTCATGTAATAGATGGCCTGCAGGTCATGCAGCGTCTCACCCATTGAGCCGTCCTCGCTGGCTCCGACCTTTATGATGATACCTTTGTCATCGGCACCAAGGATGTCATTGGCTCCCCAAATTTTCTCATCGATATATTGGTTGAGCTCATCTTCAGATAGCACTGTTCCATCCGGCAGGATAGGTGTCACCAGAATCTCAATGCTCCGGCCAGTGCTGTCTTCAATCTGACGCTGATAGGAGAATACAGTGGCTATGCCATCGCCGGCATCTTTCCATCCCTTCTTGACGAGCTCGGCGGCATCGACCATAGGACGTGCCAGAAGGTCAACGTTGCCGTCACCGAACATCCGGAGCATCTCGCGGCCGGCATCGGCCATCTTCTTGAATTGTTCGCTGGCACCGAAGTCAAAGGTGGCCTGCAGTCCTCGTTCCCATTCACCCTTGAGGGCATTGATCTGATACTCGACATGCTTGATCTGCTGCTGGTACCGTACCCAATCATCTGTATTGGTAACCAGGGATTGCGCGGTCTTGAGATCCTGCAGCTTTTGTGTCAGGTCAGCAATCGATCCTGTAGGAATGATGGTAGTCTTGTCGTCTTTTCCACCTTTAATGGTGGTGACTGTAGACTGTAATTGTGTGAGACGATTGTTACTTTCATCAATGAGGCTATTGATTTTTTTACCTTCATCTATGATGGACTTAAGCTGTGTGTCTGTTTCCTTGAGGGAATTATTGTAGGCTTCAGCCTCTTGCTTAGAGAAAGTAAAAGGACCTGAATCGTTTTTCCCACGAATAAATCTACCGTTGTTATAGGTCGTTTCTCCCCATTGATTAGGAGTGGAATCTTTACGAAGCCCCTCAGTTTTACGTACTTGATCAAGATAGTCTTTCGGAACAGTGTAATACGCCTGGACTCGTTTCTGGGTGTAAACATCTTCAGCTTGCTGCTGGAGATCCATTTTTTGACGGTAGAGATCTACCATTCTGGCTGCGATAGCAGCTGCTTCAGCACGGCGGCGGAAGCTATCAATTACCTTGCCGGTGTTGTTTTCAAAGACATCTTCAGCGCCCTTGACGGTGTTGATCTTCAGGCCCAGGTCTTCAAATGCCTTTTTATTTTCATTGATCCATTGTTGTTTCTGATGAGTGTCGGCCAGTGACAGCCATGCACGTTTTAGACTGTCGTATTTGGTCATCATCTGGGCATATTCAGATGATAGAGTATTACGATAATCTTCTGTTGCCTTCTTTGTGCGCTGTAAGGCTTCCTCATTAAGTTTTGCATCTTCAGCTGCCTGCTTTTGATGTTTGGAATAAAGAACAAGAGCAGAGACAACTGTTACGATGGCAGATGCTAAAAGAACGTAGGGATGGCTGTTCGATACGGCATTGAACGCCTCGCCTGCAGCGGTGGCCATTTTTGTATTTTTAGCCAGCAATGCTTGAGCAGCAGCATGAGCACTGGTCTGTACAGTTGCTATGCCTTGCATGATAGCACTTTCCTTCTGGAGGGCGTTCTGTACTTGGGTTAGTCCATTGGTGACAGCCATAGCAGCCTGCAACTTAGCGATAACCTCAACGTTGTCGCCAAGATCTACACCCAGCAGCTTGGAGGCTCCCTGAAGAGTCTGAAAACTGGCGGTAGTGAGTCCAACAGCTCCGGCAATCTGATCAAAGACACGGGTGTCGGAGGCTGCGTGCTTGATGGTCGCATTGACATCATCTATTGCGTCACGCGCCTGGCCAGCACGATCTGTGAGTGTCTGGATGCTGGCGGCCATCGCCTGACCGAAGGGTGAGTTTTTCTCCTCATCAGTCAGAGACCGGTACTGCATGGTCAGGTCGGTGAGGCTGCGTGTCATCTCACGCAGGGATTGTGTGCCGCCTTGAGCCACGGTTGGCATCTCACCGAGCGCCTTAACGAAGGCCAGTGTGTTATCCTCGACGACAGCGAGGGTACCACCGGCCTTGCGACAGTTATCTATATAATGCTGCAGGCCCTGTGAGGCTTTCTTAAGTTTGGAGTCATATTCTGCTGACTCGACCTTGAGTCTGAGGATTGAATCTGCCATATATCAGTTTTTATTGTTATTCATAATCTTCTCGAACTCGGCATCAATAAGGTCAGCCAGTTTGTCGGCTGCCCAGACCATTGCTCTCTCTCCAGCCTGGCCAAAGAAGTTGGTCGGGGTTATCTTACCTCGCCAACCACGGCCTTCATGGTTGAGAATGAATCTGGTCTTGTCGGCCTCGGTCTTTCCGTTGCGACCACCGATGTAACGTCCATCAGTACCGCTGTTCACAAACCGCAGGATAAATCCGCGATCCTCCGGAGCATAGCTCTGCAGGGCGATGGTACGTGGTGACGGCGTGCGCCGGTTCCCTCCGCGCTGGCCGTTGCGCATGGTGCGTGCCGGAGTATAGTTCTGAATACCATGACGACGCTTGGAATTGTAGATGTTGATGTTGGCTCCAAGGATCTGCTTATAGACTGAAGTGCGGACGGCCAGACGGCTGCGGTACGGATCGCCGTTCTTGAATTCCAGCTGATTGATGACCTGGGAACGGGCCTGCAGAATAACATCACGTATGAGCTTCTGCAGGACCTTCACGGTCTTGGGATCAGTCGATAGCGCCTGTTCCAGGAACTTACGCTGATTAACGACAACGGCATCATTGACTTCAAGTCCTATCATAACAATGGAGCATATTACCTCTATGTAATACGCTCCATTATCGTGTTGAGGCTTACCCTTGGTGTGAGTTATATTCCTTCATCTGACGCTGCAGTTCTGCGATGTCATCCTGTGTCAGACCTCCGGCACCGTCACCGTCTGTCTTATCCCAGGGGAACCGAATCAGGTCAGTTGGACTGTAGATGCCGGCTTTCTTGAGGTCGGCCGATACGCACATAAGGCTGAAGGTCTGCCAGCGTATGGCGCTCCACATCTCACGGTTGCGGCGGGCGTAGCCTCTTACTATCAGTAGGATCTCCCAGTATTGAAGTTCATATAGATACTCTTCCCTGGATATTCCTATCTCACCCACGAGGTACTGATACCGCTCATGGGCGGATATCAGTTTTTTTGGTTGTCGGAATCTGGGCTGTCATCCTGGCTTTGGTCCGTTCCATCTTCCTTCTTTACCAAAGACGGTACCTGGTACCATTCATTGCGCATGTTAAGGATGGTGGTAATGAGGTTCTGCACCTCTTCAGGGGTGCCTTCATAAAGAATGTCATCGGATGTGATGGGGGCTTTCTCTTTCCGGCGTGTATAAGATGCGATCATGCCGGCCACGGCCAGTGTGATGCAGTCGGCTACGTTAGCCTGGGACTCAACAGATGTGATGTTACCCTTGTCATCTTTGGTGACCTTGGGAACAAAAATGACCGATGATTTGCCGGAGATGGCTTCATAGCCTGTCTCGGTGGCGGTGCAGTAGCACATGAGGACTTCCTTACCGCAGATTTTTACTGTTCTTTCTACCATAGTTCTAAAGTTTTGAGGTTAAAGAAGCCCTGCAGCCGTGGGGTTGCAGGGCTTGCTGGGGACCGCTGTGATCAGGCGGTGGTGAGAGGACCGTTGCCGGTGAACTGGCAGGTCATCACGGCGTTGGCTCGGTTCTGGGCCGAGATGTTGAAGTCTGTCAGGAAAGCCTGGCCGACACGCTTGATGGCTGCGTTCTGGCCGACACGGTTGTTGGTACCGGATGTCTGGTCGAAGGTCAGTGTGACCTCGGTCTTCTGGATGATCAGTGACAGCAGATCGGTGGGCAGCTCGCCGTTGGAACCGTTGTCTATCAGGGTAACGAGAGAGTCAGTTGAAGCATCCCATGAGAGACCTACAACCTCCTGCTTCTGCCAGTCGTTGGCATCATCCTTGGTGGATGCGTCGTCGAGCTGAGCCGATACGTGGAATGTGCAGTTGGTGGCCATTGCTATGCACTTGCCGCCAACCATGACGCGCAGATTTTGTCCTTTGATGAGTGGCATAATTTTATGGGTTTGTGACGCAGCTGTAGCTCAGTGTCTGGAAAAAGCAAGGCTTCACGGGATCATACTCGATACGGCCGGCGCTGAATTCGTAACTTATCGGAACCAGGTCATAGTCTTCGGTGGCATGACCTTCGGTATCTTCAAAGTAGGCGATCACCGTCTGGCGTATGAGCTCAGTGAGCACGCCCAGAGACTCGCGGTCTGCAGCTGCCACTTCGATACTTACCTTCACGATATCGGTATCACCCTCATAAGAGTTGTCCTTGGTCAGGCCCTCGTTCTGCATCCCATCAAAGGTGATGATAATGTAAGGGACCGGCTCATTCAGAAGCTCCTCATCGGGTACCAGTATGGAGGTGTTCTCTATGCGGTTGCTGACGGCCGTGAGCAGGTCGGAGCTGCTCTTGAGCGCGTTGTAGAAGACCTTGTCTGTTATCAGACTCATCGTACTGCTTTGTGTGGTTTATAAATCAATTAGAAGTTCCTCTTGGGATGCAGAGGGCGTCAGGCTGTTACCTCTGACTCCTGCCCTCTGCGGAGTTTAGAACTATGTGAAAAACTCCCCAAGTGGATGCCGTCCGGTTTAGACGGTAGTGGGTTCCTCGCTCTCAACGACCTTGAGCAGCTTAAATGCCTGGGGCTTGCCGCTTGTGTTGCCGTTGACCTTGCTGGAGAGCTCGGTCTCAGAGAACTCAGTGTTCAGGGTGAGGACTGTGGTGTTGCGCTGAGCAACGGCGGCGCTGGTAGCGTCGATGGTGAAGCGTACATCACCATGCTGCTCCAGTGACAGGTATCCGAAGTGGCCGATACCGATGTAACGGTCCGGATCCTGAACGGGCTTGCCGTTGCTGTCGATGTTGGTGTTGATGTACTTGGACACCTTGTAGGGGTATCCGCAGCACTTGCCGTCCATGATGACGGTGCGGTCACCGGCGCTATTGGGGATGGCCTTGGTGAAGAGAAGCTCGGTCTCGATGACCTTATCCATCACGATGGTGGGTACACCCTCGAAGCCGAGGTCATACATCTCGGCCACCTTCTTGGCCAGGTTCTTGCCGATGTTGGCGTCCAGATCGATGGTCTCAACATCCACCAGAGCGAACGGTGATTTGAGGGCGTTGCTGAAGGCAGCGTGTGAATACACATGCAGAGCCTTGAACTTGGCGATACCCTTGCGGAACTTGTAGGTCACGAATCCCAGCAGGTCAAAGTCGGCGTTGTCGATGGCACGGTTGCTGACAGCGATGCTGGCAGTTACGCGCTCAGGAGTAGCCTTCAGCTTGTCGAAGTTGAGGGCCTGCTCGCCGATCTTCTCTACCTCACCGGCTACGGTGAACTCAACGTCATCGATGCTGTACGGCCAGATCTCGTTGCCGATGACGCCTGTGAGCATGCGCAGGTCGTCAGGGAGCTCCAAGCCCTCAACCTTGGTGTCGATGAGCTCATGAATAGTCAGGGGTATTGCACCTGATGCCTCAAGGTTGGCGGTGGCGTTCTGGTCATCACCGGTAGTCACTGCGTTCTGCAGGATGGTGGTGGCGTTCTCGCGCTCCTCCTTACACTTCTTGAGGATCTCGCGGAGCAGAGTGTTCTTGGACTTCTGCTGGCGATACTTTTCCATCTCCTTCTCATCGAGAAGTCCCTGCATCTCAATGTGGAGACGGTTGTCCTCACGTACCAGTGAGTCGTACTTCTGGATCTCCTCCTTGGTCAACTCACGCTCCTCTTTCGCTGCGAGCTCTTCTATCTTGTCGAGCTCGACCAGAATCTCATGATGACGCTTCTGGATTTCTGCTTTTGTTCTTTTTGCCATTGTAAAACGTTTTAATGGGTTAATAACTAAAGTTGTCGTTTGTCTCGGAAAGGTGGCGGCGGATGGAACGGCGCTGCTGGGCAGCGATGGCACGCTCACGGTCCTTAGCCTTTTTCTCATCGGCCTCGCGCTGAGTCTTGAGAGCTTCCGGCTCACCTATCTTGGCGTCCAGGTCCTTGTCAATGATCTCGCGCTGGGCGATGTCGGTCTGCGGATAGGCGGGATGGCCGGCGATGGTGACGTCATACAGTTCGGTTATCCTCTTGACATGACGCAGCCAGACCTCCTTGCCGTCGTCGTTACGGGCTTCGATACGCTCATAGCTCACACCGTTCTCAGAGTCATCCTCATCACAGGTGAAAGCGAAAGACATACCGGTGATATCACCGCGCTCGATGGCTGACAAGAGCTCATCGGCGGTGGCGGTCTCAGCCAGGGTGCAACGGCAGAGCATACCTTTGTCATCCAAAGTCAGCGAGAGGGTTCCCTTGCCGTTGACTGAACGGCCCAGGATGATCTCGTTGTTATGGAAGGCGGTGAGGACCACGTCACTCCGGTTAATGAGCTCCTTGGTGATTGCACCTGGTTCGATGATCTCATACACTTCACGGTATGAAGACCAGGGAGTGAGGTTGCATGAGCGCTGGCCGAAGACCACGGCATGACCTTCGATGGTGCGGCTCTTTTCCTCACCCTCAGCTTCTCTGACATGCAGTCCGCATATCTTGAAGTCGATTTGTCGGTTTGATTTCTTAAGCATATTATTCGATTGTTTCTTCATTACGGAGTAATGTGATTCTAAGGTTTACCGCCACACCTTGCAGGGGCGGTCAAACAGATAAGGCTCGATGCCGTCTTTGACCTCCGGCACCGGAATGGTGGTCTTATGCCGGTACCACTGCATCAGGTTGCCGTCAGTGACGATGCTTTCCGATACCGGCAGCACCTTGAGACGGTCAGCATAGAAGCGGTTGATGATGCAGCTCCATACCGTCTGGTCAAGACGTTCTATCTTACCCCAGGCGCCGAGCATGCAGAGCGTGCTGAAGGTCTGGTCATTGATGGCTGTGTTGATGGCGTTGTTACGCATAATCTCGAAGCAGCCCTGGTACAGACCACAGTACTTGAGGTCATATCCCATCTGACGCATAGAAGCCAGGCAGTGGTCTGCCTGACTGCGCGGATAGCGGCGATACTTGATCCAGACATCATATTCTTCCGGCATGGTATTACGGTGCGGGTGTATCATCAGGCAGCGGTCATAGCCTCCGCGCTCAAACTTGTCAACGATGGGTTTGAGGGACTTGAGGACCTTGATGCTGCCGTCTATACGTACCACGATATTGGTATTGACATACCGGAAGGGGTGGTAACGCACCTCATAGCACTTGCCGAATGGAGAACGGCCACGGGTGTTGTCCAGGACCACGCGCCAGGTGTCACTCTTCAGATTGGGATCATCGGTGACAAGAACGTAGTCGGCATCGGGATCTTTCTGCCCGATCTCCTGGACTATCTCGTAGTCGTTGAATATGTATGTCAGGACCGTGTATCTCATTGCCAGAGATCCTTATGCTGCTGGAGCCATATCAGATGGTCCTCCCTGTTGTTACGACGCCAGGAGCCGTTGGTGTAGTGTACAAAGCACTTTTCCAGATCCGGATAGTTGCGGGCCACGAGCGCCGGCTTGGTCTTGACGATATCCTCCAGCAGACATGCACCGGTGTCATACCAGTTGCATGGGTTGGTGTCATCCTTGAGCAGGCCCCATGAACGCTGGGGATCAAAGTAACGCGCTCCGTGTTTCTTCAGCAGTGGCACATTCAGGTAGCAGAGGAAGGGTGCCAGACGGTCACGCTCGATGCGTTTCTTCTGGAGCCACTGTACCTTACCGCAGGCGGCAAAGCGCTCATCCCAGAGGAAGCTGATATCCTTACGCAGAAGGACATCGCTCTCCAGCAGGATGAATCCGCCAGGGATGAGGTCCCAGAGCTTCTGTACTGAGAGCATGTGCTTCACGCTGGCGAAGTTGGCGATGCGGTTGTACTCCATCTGCTTGTCAGGATACTTGGCCAGCTCAGCGTCAAAATCGACATATTGACCTTTGGTGTTGTCGATGCGTATCACGCCATCCATCTCCTTATCCCAAGGACGCTGGTCGCTGTTATCGAAGACAACCACCTGCCACGACTCCCCTCCGTGCTTACGCAGGGAGAGGATCGCAGCTTCGGTGAGCTCCGGCGTGTTGAAGTGGATGACGGCCACAGTCTTACCAGGACCGATCGCCGGCGCTGCCGGCTTGGGAGTGATAAGGTTCTTGGCCTTGTTCATCAGTCTCTTCATATCCATAAGCGTGAGGGTTAGGGTTCGATGGGTGCCACAAGTGACTTGCCGTCACTGGTGACGAGCCTGAGCGAGTTGCTTGAGTAGAGAACTCCGAGCGGGAAGAGCAGGTCATTGCAACCGGTCAGAGCAACGGTGTAGGTGCCGTTCTCTTTGTTCTGGGCGGTGATCTGCACGTCGGATATCACTGCAGTACCGGCAAGAAGGATATCACCCTTCTCACTGTTCTGTGTACCGGATGCCAGCGCGAACTGTACCTCGACCTCCTGACCGATACGGTCCAGCAGTGATGCCGGATCGTTACGGGTAGGATCGACAGATACCAGTCCTGATGTGCGGCAGTCCCATGACAGGCGTACAGCGTCATTGTGCATCCAGTCGTCGGTGTCGTCCTTGGTACTGGTGTCCTGGACGTCCAGACGGATATGGAGGTCACACTGCTTGGCTGCAGCCACGGCTATCTTGTCGATGAATAGCCTCAGATTTTGTCCTTTAACTGCT